GGATTCAACGATAGGTCGTGCCATATTGGCACTCAGAAAAAGACTGCCCCCCCTAACCGTCCTCCCTCCGATCCTCAAAGTATCGCCGCACGTCAGTGTGTAGATGTGGTTTGGCACTTGACCACTCCAGCACGCCGTGTGCGTTGACTTGCACGTCATGCTCGGGATCGAAGGCGTGTCGTTGTAAGATCTTATCACGTGTGGCGTACTGCTTGTTCTGGAGCGATCCGTGGTAGAGGTGCATCGCTGGTGCTCCGATGTACCCCACGCCATGACCTTTCGCAATCGCCGCTTGGTAGTATCGCAGAACTGAGTTGCGGAGCGGCAAGGATAGACGCACGTTCTTGCCACTTAAATACTGGGTGATGTCGCCAACCATTGCAGCGTAGCTCCATTGATCGCCACCTCCCACGATGTGGGCGCTGTGGAAGCCACCAATAGCGTCAAGGTAGTTGCGGTCTGCGATCCACATCCCGCCTGGGTTGCCTTTGCCTGTCGCCGCACGACCTGGCATCTTGTGCGTCTGCGTCTTGTCCATGTTGAGATAACGAACCTCATCGAACAATTGCACCGCTACCTTGCCTCCGTCAATCTGCTCGATTGCATCGGCCAGCCATGTCTTGCGTGTAAGCACCATGTCGTGGTCGAGCCAGGCGAAGTATTGGATCTCTGGCGGGCATTGCCTCAACGTCACGTTTAGCAGTGCCTCCTTTTGCCACATCCAGTTTTTGGCACGTGTGCCGCGGATGACTTGCGATCCTGCAATTTCTGGCTCGTCATCGTCAAAAACCAACTCGATGCAGTGAAGATGGTCGGCAAGCGGGCCAAGTGATGGGAGCCATTCGTAATAGGTCGCACGCTGCCTCTCATTTCGCAGGGGGTTGAAATGCGTTGTGACCATCCGCACTTCGTCAATCCGGTCGAACGGCTCGGCTCGGCTGTGATCTGCGATGTGGGGGAACTGATGTGCAAAACAACCGCCGCCATCCAATAAATGATTGTGGATGTCACATGGTTTGCGAGGATGTAGCAAGCATCCAAGCCGCCCTTGCTCATCGTATCCCCAATTGCCGCATTCGTTTGCTCGGCAGTCCTCGATTGCGTCTCGGAAATGCAATCGCAGCTCTCTCGTTGGCGTCTTTTCCGGTGTCGAAAATTCGATGACCTGGCCACACTTGCACGTCCTGGTTTCTGCAAACGTGCCACCGTGCATTCGGTTGCATTTTAGACATCGCATTAGAACAGTGTCCAACTTCCGGCTGCTGCTGCGTTTGCCATGATGTAGGGTGGTGGCTCACCTGGTGGATAAGAAAAGCCGACTGCCCACTCTGTTGTCGGATCAGTAAGCAACGAATCGGGATCTGTCACAGTGTAAGTGTCTGCGGTCGTTCCGCTGGCACTCACGGTAAACCCGCTGCGAAGTCCATTGATTGTCGTGTAGCCATAGCCGAAAGATGTGCTCTGGTAGGCATGTGAGACGGATGAAAAGTAGTAACCACCCATGCCGTCTGAATAGCGACCATTCTTGCTTGAATTAAAGATTCCGTTTGCAGAGACAGTGATTTTGAACCGTGGCAATGGGTATGGTGCATACCTTGTGGGTTCCGGGAAATCGTAGGTGATTGACCCGGTAACGCTTGCTCCTGCACCGAAAAATTGTGCTTTTGTTGAGTCACTCGGATCTTCAACCCACGCACCGATCCCGCCTGCTACGTTGCACGCACCTGTACCGATAGACATGGTGCCCAATTGTTCTGTGTAAAACGGATCACTGATCGCGGTTTTCAATACCGATTCTTTTGTGGTCGGATCAAACCCCGAATCACCCCAGTATTTTGCAGCGTCATCCAGCGGCACATATTGGCCAGTGCTGATTGCATTAGGATACGGCCCCACCTCTCCCGTGTAGCTCATGTCGACCGACCCGATGTAGGACGGAAGCGACAACGAGCGAAACGTTTTGATCTCTACCCGTGACTCGAAATCGCAATTGTAGTTTCGTGTTTGCCTGCAATCCAGTCTTGGCGCGTCATCGTATCCATAACCGTACTCGCCAGAATAAGACCCCGACGCTGGACCGAATTTTACCTCGAAACTGTTGACCTTGATCTCATTGATCAGTGCATCGCTGAACCCCTCAATAGTCCAATCTCCCGAAGGGTCAAACTCGCCAGACGAAGGTTCGGCAACAATCATTGCTGAGCAATAAAACGGCGTGTTGACGACACCGAATCCAGCACCGCCTGGGATGTCTCCACCCTCACGAAACAGGCATTCCCCATAGACGTAGATGTGGGTAGGGCACACAAAGATGTTGACGTTGCAATCCAACTCGGTATCGGTATCGGAATGCGTTGTGGTCGGGAGCGGCTTGCCTGGATTCAGCACCGCAACGTCAGATGGATCATCCATGTCCACGGTGCCGTTTATCGTGTCGATGGTGCATTTGTAGCCCTCGACCTCGACTGTGACTTTCCCATAGAGCTTGAACTGGATCAGGTAGGCTTCTCGCCTAACCGTTCGCTTTGGTGCGATCACCCCTGTCAGCTTGATCGCCGTCATGTTCTGCGGCGTGTTCTCGTACTCGCTGAACTCGCTTGGTGGATCGCCAGAATCCGCCGCCTCAAACTGGTCGACCTCATCGCCTAGATCGGCATAGATGATTTCGGCACATCCGCAGCAACCGCACCCAGGGGAATGCTTGATCGTCACCCGCAATCCTCCGCGTCTGCGATGAGCTTACCGAACACTGTTTTTGCGGTGATGATGGTCGACCCGGCAATGTCTGCTGTAAACACGTTGTAGACGGTGAGCGTAACCGCGTTGCCGGCGTTGTTGGTGTAGTTTTCCAGCGTGCCGCTATCGTTGACCCATTTGACCGTGCAAGCGGCGCTGCTGATCGTCGTTCCGCTTCTGGCAGCAATTCCGCCTGATGGAGTTTCAAGTATCCACCCCTCAGTCAATCGTAGCTGTCTTTTCTCGGACCCTTGATTCGGCACCGGGGAATAGGGTTTGTTGCTCAGCAGGCGTTTCAAGCCTTCGGCAACCTCACGATCGCGGAAATTGAAGCCCATCAAACCCTCAAGAATGAGTCAAAGTCGATGTCTTGAAACCGCCGAAACTGCTCATAATCTGGCGTGGACCCTGCTTTCTTTGCTCCCGCCGATGTAATGAAACCGTAATCTTCTGTGCGCAATTCATCGTCGGCAAACGCTTTTCTCACACCGCCGTCCAGGTAGTGCGTATCGATCAACACCCGCTCATCTTCCCATCCGTTTGTCATCGGGTTGTATTCGAGCGTGTAGGTCACGAGCGAACAATCTGTGGCCCCGCCGGAAAGCGTCACTGTTACGTCTTGAAACTCAACCTCTTGAATTAGCCAGGTGTATGCCGCATCTGTGCGGTACGTGTCATCGTTGCAGCGTTTTCGTCGCCCTCTCAGCGTAGCGTAGCTCGTGGTGGCTTCATGCTGAGTGATCTTGACGATCAAGGTGCTGATAGGTTCCAGCAACGGCTCCGCGTAAAAGTGTTTTAGCGGAGTCAAAACAGGCTTAGGCACTGCGGAATAATCCGTATATAAAACCCGCTCGATTTCCCCAAATGAACCCGTTTCTCTTGGTGTGATGTCCGTCACCGCAACGGGTGGAGTGATAGGTTGATTGTCGGCCAATGCATTGCCGCTCTGCACCTGGGACGTGTAGGATGCTTTGGCAATCCAACGATCCAGCCTGCCGGCGTCGCGGTCCAATGTCACCGCACGACAAACGACAAACGGAATGATCTTGCCATCGACCTCATATATTGACTTGTTGACCAACGGCAGGCCTGTAGCCGTTGCAACTTCATAATCGTTTGCGTCTGTGACTGCATCACCACCCGTTGCAGTCACATCCACGTAGAACTCCCGGTTCCACGTGATGTCGATTTGATCGCCTCGACCACGCTGGCCGAACTTGCGTCCCTCGCGTCTTTCGCGTACTGCAAACGTAATTGCCATCAGACTGACTCCGCCCCTTCTATACTCTGAATCGCCGCAACCGCTTCCCGCAGTGTTTTGACCTGTTCACGGCGCAACTCTTGGGCTTGCTCGTGACGCTTCCGGTCGTCGTTCTTGCGGTTCATTTGCATTTGCGTGATCAGTCGGTATTCTTCTCGCGATCCTCTGGTAATGACCGGGATGGGTTTGTTTTCGTTCTTTTTCTCCGGTTGCTTGTTTGCCTGCGCAAAATCACGAACCACCTCACGGAATGCGTGCTGTGTGACCCGTGAATCGATCAAACCATCGCGTTGCAATTGTGCGATTTCAGCCAGACGCTCAAACGCGGTTTCACGCTCGGTCTTAGCGTTTGCCGCTCCAGTCAATTGCTCCGCACGTTCTTTTCGTTCTGCCACCATCGCGTCTTTCGCTTTAGCAATCCGCTCTTGCGCTTCGGCTGCTTGCTCTCTTGCTTTTGCTTGCTTGGACAGCATATCGTTTTGTTGCTTCAACGCTTTGATCTGATTTAGCTCAGCCACAGTGGCTCCAGCGTGGTATGCCTGCATGTATTCGACATGAAATCGCCCACGCTCTTGGATATGTGCCTGCAATCGCAGTTCTTCATTTTGCTCTTTGTAAGCCGTGATCATCTGCTGTGCGGTGTTAAGCTGCCCACTTGCGGCAACCGCTGTCGATGCGTTGATCTGGTCCATTTCCATTTTAGCTTGCTTGACCGTCGCAACTGATTCGCTGGCCATCTTGCCTTGCTTGTCGATCGTTTCGGCAAATGCATCATCGACTACGCCCAACGCAATAGCCGCCACGCCGGCTCCCGCGGCTAACGTTGCCCACCCTGCTGGACCGGAATATGCCTGCATGGTCACGAGTGCCGTCGTGATGCTTTTGACCGCCACCACTGCCGTTCCGATCGCTGCGACAACCTTGGGGACAATCAACACCGCAGCACCAAACGAAGCGACTACCGCAGCAATCTGAACGTGATTCTGATTGAGGTTTGATTTCAACTGACGCAGTGCCTTGATCATCGATGCCATCGCCGACACAACCGTAGTCAGAGCAGGCTTGACCGTATCGAAGAAGTCCACACCAAGGCCCACTGCCTGCTTGCGAAGCGATGACAACTGCCCGCCAAACGTTTTTCCGACCTTATCCATGAGCCCACCCATCCGACCTGTTTCGGATGTCACGTCACGCATCGCTTGCTCGACCATCGCAAAAGAGATGTTCCCCTTTGCCATTTCGTCTTTGAGCTCGCCGATGGATTTGCCAGTTGTCTCCGAAATCTGCAACAGCGGGTTGAAACCTGCGTTGATCATTTGAAGCAAATCCTGCCCCATCAGTTTGCCCGCTGCGGACGCTTGACTCATTGCCAACGCCAACGAGTTGAACCGTTCTTGATTGCCGCCGCTGATGTCGCCAAGCTGCCGAACAATCGGCAACACCTTTTGCGATTCCATGCCGAAACCCATCATGGTTTGGGCCGCTTTGAAAATCTGAGTCTCGCCTAGCGTCGGAGCGTTTTGGCTGTACTCTCGCAGCTCATTGACAACCCGCAAACCTTCTTCGGCTGATCCTGTGAATACCTCAAACGACACCGCGGCCTGCTCAATCTGCATCGATGCGTTGCCGATCGTGCGTATTGCATTGAACCCGAGATAAGCAGCCACGAGCCCTTTGACCTGTGAGACCATCGCCCCCATCTTGCTCGTCGTTTCAGTCGATTGCGTGGACAGCTTACGCAAATCTTCCCGCAACATTGCATTGGCTTGGCGAAATTGTTGCGTACTGATTTGCCCAGCTTTGTAAGCTCGGTTCAATAATTGCATTTGAGCGGACAACCTAGCTACTTCTGGCGTGGATCGTTTCACAATCGCCATCGCTTCGGTCTGTTGCTGTTTCGCCCGCCTCGCTGCTGCCGCCGTCCCATCCTCTTCCGCTTTCAGTTCGCGGAGTTTCTGCATCAGCTTGGATGTTGCATTGGTGTGCTGATCGGACGTGATGGCTCCTTGCTGATGAGCTACCCGCACCGCTGTGATCGAATCACGCACTCGATCGGTTTCTGATCGATACTGAGCAACGATTGACTTGCCTTTCTGGATCGTTGCCGAGTGCTCGTTGCCCTCTTTTTTGTTCTGCTTGTATTGCTTGGTTACAATCCCAATGGCACGTTGATACTCCTTGATCTCGATTCCACCGGCTTCGTAAATCCGTTTCAGCGATGCGGTTGCACGTTGCAGCTTGCCGGTGTCGCCTGCTGCTGTCCGCATGATGTTGTTGATACGCGTGATGTCACCACGCACCGCTTTGACGCCAGCCGCCAGACCAGACGTGTCGCTGCCAACTTTCAAAACCAGTGCGTTTAGATTCGTTGCCATCAGTTGTACCTACGTTTCGCAGCAGACGGAAACAACGATTGGCAGATTGCCTTTGCTGCCTGTATTGCCTTCCGCTTTGGTTTCTTTGGTTTGGGTTTGCGTGCCCCTTCCCAATCCGCTGGCATAAAATCCGTGATCGGTTGCGGCTTAGCGTCCGCACCATGTGCCGATGCGTACATGGCAATCAGGCCGCTGATCTGCGTCTGCATGTTTGCGGCTTGCTCCATGTCGGCTCCCCACGGTTCAAAACGGTAGAACGCTTGCCAAATGGCCAGCTTTCTTGGCGTGCATTCGTGCAACCATTGCTCAGGATCATCGATCCCAAGTGCCAGACAGATGCGGCAGGCCCACCGCATCCGCTGGCTCATCCGGAGTTTCCCACCAACTCCGAAACCTCAACATCCTCGACTCCGTTGACTTCCAAGCAGGCTGAGTAGAGTTTTGCGGTCACGTAGGCAGGCAGGTTTTGCAATAGTTCCCACTCGCCAACTTGGAAAAGCGGATCCTTGGTTTCTGGATCGATCAAGCACCGGCAGATCAAATCCAACTTGGCGTGAGGCAGCTTGGACAAATCCAGATCCCCAGATTTGCTGAACTGCAACAACTCATTTTTCGAGCGTTCTAATTCGGTCAGGGATTGGATGGCATACTCGGCACCATCAACCAGCAACGTTTTGAAACGCCGCTTTGCCACATTGATCAACCGGTCTCTCAATGCCTGCCGGGGGTCACTCTTCGTCGTCATCTTCGTCATCTTCGTCATCGTCCTGGGAGAAGGTGGGTTGATTAACTGGTTTCCGTGCTCCCTTTTCCGCTTCAACCAGTGCTTGAATCCGCCCGAGGTTTTCAGGCGAAAATCGGCGGATCAGTGGGATACCACCGCCATCTGCTTTCTGCACGTAGCCGGCTTGCACCATCTGCCCATCGGGTCCGTCATTGACCAGTAGAATCCACTGGTCAAACTCAACGTCTTGTTGTGTTCCGTCTTCCAGCAGCCTGTAACCGGCAATGTGGGGGCGAAACTCAACCGCGGTGATGGTGGGTTCGGTGCTCATGAGGATCAGCTGCCTGCGGTGAATGCGGGGCCGGTCTTGCCGTCGAATTGGAACTTGACCGTTGCAACCTGCAACTCGTCATTGGCAAGTGTTGGGAAACTTGCCTCCGTCACAAACGCAGTGCCTGCCAACGTTGCCGCGGTCGTTTGCCCGGTGTCCATCGGCCAAGTGATCGTCAACGTGGACGCTGCGTTGGTGATGTCGATCAAGCTGTCATCGGTATCAAACAGATATTCGATTTCAACCTCATCGCACGTGTGCAAATCTGACTTGATCATCTCCTGAATGTCAGTCGTTGCGAGCGTGGAATCGTCAATGCCGGCGAGCTTGAACGCACCAGGATTGATTGAGCGAATTGAGCCTGACACTCCGGTGAAAGTGATCGTTGCGCCGTTACCAGTATTGTGTGCCATCTAAACGGCCTCCCTAAAAGTGATTTCGAAATCAATTTCTGTGATGTATCGCAACTCGTGCGATCCTTCCGTGTTCTGCTCAGTCAGGTGACTGATCCCTGAGTCCACCTCGACGTTCCTTGCGTCAACGCCGTGTTGAACTCCTCTCCAATCCAATACACCGGACAGCCTGACCAGTTCCGCCAGTGCGTCCGCTGCTGCTCTCGTTGCCGCAAAGCACTCGCAACTTATGCGACTGATTGCCATGCGTGCTTTGCTTCCTTCAATTGTCTTTTCGTGTCGCGTGCTGATTCGCCGGTACGTGATCGCTGGTAACGTTTCACCCTGTGCCAATTGGTCAGGAATGATCCGCGTCCCCACCGCGTTGGAAACATCCGAATCATCCAGCAGCACCAAGCGAAACGCAGAGGCAACATCAGCCATTGCCAAACCTCGCAATATGCTTGTCCACTTCTTTCTTCACCCCTGCAACGTAAGCAGCAGCGGCTTGCTGTTTTGATTCGTCAAATGCTCGTTTTAGGATGTCGTCACCCTTGCGGCGTTTCTGTCCTGTGTCGTTTCCCCACAATACCACTCGTCGAAACTGGCTTTTCATCGGGATCGTATAATGCCCTTTGTTTCCGCGTGGCCATCCGTATCCAACCAATGCCGTCACCCTGCCGCGTTTGGGTCGCAGCATCTTGATTGCAACGGTCTTGTAAAGCGGCAATTCGCCCGCACGCTCTGCTTGTGTTTTCTTGCTCCACTTCTTTGTGGACCCTGACGACGATGAACGTGGTGTGATTTCTTTTAGCCGATTGCGAACCACTCTGGCCGCGGCCGGGATGCCTTTGTCGTAAGCTGCCGATCGTGCAAGGTTCGGCAACTGACGCAACAGATCATTGACCTCTTTTTTAGGCAGTTGGAATTCCATTTTGATCATGCTGCTACCGCCTTGCAAAACAGGGCCAGGTAGCGGCGTCCACCGTCGACTCGGCTCACCCTTGTGATGCCGTAGGTCTCGCCGTCAAATACAATCCGCTGCGTGGCGTCATATCCGGTACGAAACCGGACCTCAAACACGGCAATCACCGTTTCTTCAAGTTGTTGCCCGCGATAGGCAGTCCCACCGCCCACGTCGAAAAACCTTGCCGGTTCACTGGTCAATCGGTTTGCCCACGTCGATACAGCCTGCCCAGCAGCATCTCGTGCGTCAGTGTGCTCTTGCACATCGATACTGTAACGCATTGCGCCGACGCGAAACGTTTTGCCGGGTCTCCATGTCATGGGTACGAACTCCGCATCAGTCGTCGGATGATTCGCTCATAAGCCACGTCAAACTGCTCGTGTGTTGCTGGCGTCATCATGTCGCGATCCTCAAACCACTTGGCGACCTGTAACAAAATCGCCTGCCGGATCAATCGCGGAACAGTTGACACTGCGGAGTAACCCGCGACCAATGTGATCACCACGCAATCGTTCTGCCGTTCAACGCTCGGCCAATCCTGGTCGTATTTCAAAACCAAGTTACGTTTGCGTCGGTCCAGATCAGCTACCGATGTGGCCAACGTTTCTGACGACGCACCATCCATATACGCCACCGATGTAAGTGACGTTACTGGACGCACTGGCAACGCAATCGGGCAGCGATTGCGAGGGAATTCGTCAAGGATCACTTCAAACGTTTGAGAAATCGGAACGTAATCGGTGTCCTGTTCGAATTGCTCCCTCGCTGCATTGATTGCGTTGGTCAAATGGTCATCGTGCGACGTGTCGCTAGATGCTATTTCGAGCTGCTTTTTTGCGTCCGCGACGGTTACCGGCTCGCTTGACGGGCCGGCTGTCCGTAGTAGTCGAATCTTCGGGCTTATTGCTGTTGTTGCCATAGCTCGCTATTTGCATCCGCTCAACCAAAAGGTTCGCAACTCCGTCGTGGACCTCCAGGACGTGGCCAGCAGGAAACTGCCGCCACGCCCTTGCCAATTTCACCAGCATCAGACCCGCAACACAGTTTCGGCACCGTGATCCGATGTCGAACCGGGAGCCACTGCACCCTTGGTCAAAATCGCAACCGCCGATGCAAACGTTCCAGCTGCACCGTCGCCGGCTGTTGCCACCAGGTCAAAGAATCGCTTTTGACCACGCAGATCAACTTGGAACACGACGACGCTTCCGTCATCGGTGGCACTCGGCAACGCTGCCGCACTGCCATCAATGTCGGTGTCACCGTCGCAATCCAATCCGGTCACATCAGCGAAGCCGGATCCGGTCGTGTCGGACGATTGCAGCTTCAAAGCCGCCATCGCGATGTCCGTTGCACCGAGATTGAAAATGACGGTCAGATAGTCGTAATCCAACGTATCGATTTCGGCTGTAGTCCACGACGCATCATCCACGATTGCCACTGGTGCAATCACCTGTGCGAATTTCGCACGTTGCAACTCACTACTCATTTGAAAAATCCTCGAAATGTTGTTGGTTGGTGATTGCTCAAAATCAGCTTGCGGCTGTTTTCAAAGCGACAATCGGACGCGTCTTGATCGTGTCACCACGCTCGTGGACGTTGATCGCCAATCGCTCGGTGCATTTGATGCCGATCAAATCGTTTTCGAAATAACGATCCAGGCTCACTTGCGTTTGAACGTTGCGACGGTTTCCAAGCGTTGCGGCCAATCGCAGATCACCGTAGTAAGCACAGATGGTGCTTGTCGATGGTGCGGATGGCATGACCTGAACAAACACAACTGGATCACCGAACAATGTTCGCGGCGAACCGTTGGCAATCTGGTCTCCTGTGGTGCCGCCCGATGCGTTGAGCAACGCTCGGATGGAGGCCCAGTAGACCTTCTTGTGCATGAACCAGACGTTCGTGGTGCCTTCGTACTCGGGCAGCATACCAGCGGTAGCCTCCCAATCGGCCAGGTCCAGTGTCGCCGCCGAGACATTGCCTGACGCTGCATCGTTGATTGCGTTTGCGTTCAACGCATTCTTGAGCCCAGTCACGCCACCGTAGGTGCTCGTTCCGTCGCCATTGAAACCCGCTTGGTCGATCTTGTCTGCCATCGCGTAAGCCATCGAGCGGGTGATCATGTCACCGATCGACACAACGGAGTCCTCGTCCAGTTCCGTGCTCACCTTCGTCAGACAAGCCAGCTTTTTTGCGGTCAGCTCCGCGGCCCCCAAATCGTCGTCACTCGCAGTGATCTCCGACCCCTCACCAACCCAGTAGGCGGTGCAGTCATTGATCTCGCGAGGGACGAACAGATTGTCCGATGCCATCGGGTAGTTGCGAGCGTATCGCGGGAAAATACCGCGTTCTTCCCGCAACCGGACCAACGAACGCTGCATTTCGTCCGGCACCAGAAAACCGCCCTTGGCTCCCTGCCCTTCGGTCATCGTGTTTTTGACCGACAACCCATGATTCTGGCAAAACTCGGTGGCGGCTTTGTTGCCGTAGATACCGGCGAGAATCACGTTGCCGGCAACGTATGCGTCTTCCTCATTGTCAAACGCGTACAGCTTGCCGTGTACCCGCGCTTTTGCCGGCACAACAATCTTGCGGCTTGCCTGCGGTTCGTCGCTTCCAATGACCAGCTCGCCATTTTCAATTCGGTTTTGCAATTCGCGAGACTGCCGAGCCTCCGCCGCAATTTCTTCGCGACGTTCGGCACGCTGGAGCTTCACCCGCAGGTCAGCTATCTCGCCAGCCTGATAATTGGCGTCACCCTCTTTGCCGCGGCCAGCGATGGCGTCAAACGCCGTTTGCTCTTCCTTGGTCATTTCCCGTTCTTCCGCTTCCGCGACCGCCACGATCGCCTCGGCTTCTGCTTGCCGTTCGGCGATTTCCTCGCGGATTTCCTTGCTGTTTAGCAACTTGATCATTTCTTGTGTCTCCTGCCGGTGGCAAGATGCACAAAAAAAGCGGCACGGCTTGCCACTCGGCGTCTTGGTTCGTGAATACAAACAAAAACGTCCGAGCAGTGAGCCACGCCGCTAACGAGCAGACACGTGAAATCACGGAATCGGTATGTCAATTGCAACTGTACTGAAAATGCAGTCAGTTTGCAAGTGTTTTAATTTTGAGCCTCTTTACCGCATTGGCCCGATTGGCAAAACCAGCCGCCGCAGCAATCGGAGTCTGGTTCGGTTTTGGCTCCACATCTTCACCGATGATCCGGTCTACCAGTCGCATCTGCTTGGCGTCGTCCGCCGCAATGTAGGTGTCTTTGGTCATTATCTCCAAAAACTCCGCAGCGTTTCCTCCGCTCTTGCCTGCGTAGATGCCGGCGATCTGCTCGCCAATCAAATCCAGCACGTCCGCAACCCCGCGAAACTCCGCAGCGTCTCCTGCGGCAACGGTCCACGGATTGTGGATCATCAACATCGATCCCTTATGGATCGCCAAGTCATCCGCGGCCATCACGATCACAGAGGCAATCGAGGCAGCTAACGCGTCCACCGTCATGGAAACCTTGCCTGGATACTGTTTGAGCTGGTTGTAGATGCTCAACCCTTCGAACACGTCCCCACCATCGCTTTTGATAGTGATGTCCAGCGGGTTGCCAGCCATTGCGTCCAGCATGTCCGAAAACTCAGACGAGCCGACGCCGTTCTCGAAGTAGCTACCGATCTCCCCATCGATTCGAATCTTGCCCGTCTTTGCGTCTGCCTTCAACATGCCACTGGCTCCGTGATTGCGTTTGTGATCGACTCACCACGAGCCGCCCACGTTTCGGTCAGGTCAGCGACAGCCGCCGCCCATGTCTTTTGATCCGTAATCTCTCCGGCCAGATGGAGCAGTTGCCGCTGAGACTCTGCACAGTGTGCCTCCGCCACGTCTCGATCACCGCCCACCTCTGTGATTGCCTTGGCGAACGTCTCCGCCCAGCGTGCGTAAAAGGAGTCCTGCCATTCGAGGAAATTACGCTTGCCGTCCAAATGCTGCTTGCGCCCGCTGGCCGCTCTGGCAACCCTCTGGCATTCAATGCCGATCAAATGCCGAACCCTGGCGGCAACCACTTTTTCCGTGGACCTGTCCTGCGGTTCCAGCAACCCATCAGGTTCCACATCGGTGGATTCATCAGCGTCTGGTTCGTTACCACGACCTGGCGTGATGGCAGGGTTAGCAAACTCATCACCGCCATCGTATGGGTTCAGGTCCAATCGCTCCCGAGCTTCGTTTGGCGACATGATCCGAGATGCGATTGCTGCCCCATACGATGTCACCGTCGTCTGCATATCCATTCGGAGCAAAGCCTGTTGATCGAATCGGTAGAACATCTGGTTCCGCTGATTTCTGCCGAGCAACTTTGTCGAGAACTCTTGCTCCATTTTGACCGCCCACGGCATCAGGCAGTTGGCAAGGTAGGCCAGATTGCGTTGTTCCAGGGAATTGTACGAAACCGATTCACCATCCCCCAGCACTGCCTCCAAACCAAATATGTTGGCAATGTCCTGGCGTTGGAATTTACGCTGTTCGATCCATTGGGCATCCGATGCATTGACCGGCAAAACGCTGGTCGTCATTCCGTCTCTCAGCAATCCAGCCCGGTTTGAATTGTCGACCCCTGTGTGATAGCTGTTGAAATCGTCCATGAATTTCTGAGCATCGTCATCATCGCGAAACATCCCGATGGGGGCATGAATCAAAACGCCCGGCTTGGGGTTTTTGAACGATGCACTAACCGCTTTTTGTGCTCCCAGTCCAATTCCCAGCACGTCTTTCAACACATCGACCACGCTGAGCCCAACAAAACCAGAATAGGACAAGCCCGGAATGTGGAGCACGTCAGAATCAGGAATCCTGGAAATGTCCCCCGACTCCCCGCGGTTGTAAACACTGGAATGCCTTGTCAGTTGGTCGTCTTTGTTTGGGATTACTGCGTGCCACTTTGCACCGTCGACCATGCATGTCAGCGTTTGGCTTGGTAGCATCGGGATCAGTTCAATCGGCACCCCGTTCCGCCGGATAATTGCCGCACGACCGTTGCCGGCAAGCAACGCGTGCAGCATCAACGTTTGCTTGAATACAAACGGCGTCTGAATCGCGTTTGGGTTCTGTGTCGTCAACGAGTGCAGCGTGTTGTTGCTTGCGATCTCGCTGCCTCGGTCTTTTGACTTCCGCAGATTCAACGGCATCAGTCCGATGTGACTGGATATTTTTTGCACGGCTCCCCATACCGATGCGTCACCCAGTGCCGTTTCCAGCGTCACCTTCACTCCGCTGTCAGCGTCTCCGCCGCGGAACCAATCGACCAACCATTGCACGGGGTTGGATAGACCGCTGGAAATGTTTTGTATTCTACTCATCGATCCATCCACCTTACGAAATAAATAACCGACCACGTGACCGGGCCGGAGCAACACTGACCAAACGATAGGCCATGATCACAGCGACAATCGGATCGATCTTGTCAACGCTTTCCCCCTTGTCCGGCATCAGTTGCACGCTTGCCTTGCGAGACATTTGCACCGTGATCAAATTACTGACCGCCCATGTCAACAGTCCGTTGCCGTCGTGCCGAATCCTGCCACGTTTCAGGTCGCGCAAAAAACCCGTCAGCGGTTCCGTCCATGTGTTGGCGTTTTGATAAAACTTGACACACTCAATCCCCTCTGGCTCCAGCGATTGAGCAAAGTCCCTGCTTGTGTGAGGGTCATAAGCCCACGACCGCACCATGTTGTCACGGTACTCGCGGATAACCTCCATTCGCATTTCATTGATTTCCATCGTGTTGACGCGAAGCAAATCCTGGTTCACCCATTGTGCAAACGGTTCTTTGGACAAATCACGTTCGGCTTGCCGATTGATAAAACCAACGGCGTCCACTTCGTATCGATAGACAGGCCGACCAGTTGGGCTCCCGGTTCGTTCGTCGATCTCCACTTGCCCCGTGTCAAATCTGGCGCACAGACCCATTGCAGCCATGTCGTCCTGCCCGCCCATGTCCCACGCTCCGCAGATTGCGTCTGCGTCTCGCCAGTCTGCAAACTCGCCTTTTGCTCGTGCCCAGATCGTATCATCGATCGCCTTGCTCAAACTGCTTACTTTGATGTTGCAGTGATACCGTTTGAATGCGTGCAGACTCTTGGCGTTCGTCTTGGCGTCACTCGCTTGCTCTCTCAAAAAATCAAGTTTGGGAGTAATCGGGAAATTGGGGTTTGCTTTCGGCCAGTTCGCTTCGTCAAAAATGTCATCCTCTGGAATCTCCCCAGTGCCGCCACACAATTGACAATCGGGCAACGCCTCGCAATCACATGCACGCTTACCGTCTAGTCGTGCAATAAAAACGAATCGATTATCTCCTGGCGGGTCATCGTCCGTGTAGTTGTCCAGAGTAGCTTGACAAAGTTGTTCGATCGAAATCCACAGATCAGATTTGTCGTCTCCCGCTGTCGTGATTGTGACAACCAACCAATTCCGCCGAGACCCCGATGCCGTGTTGAGTTTGTCCCACAACCCCTGATGATGCTCTCGCCATTCGTGGACCTCATCAATTACCGCACAATGCAGATTGAACCCGTCCGCCGTTCTGGAATCGCTACCAAGCGGTTTGAAATAACTGTTTGGTTGGAACGAATCAGATCGGGTGGTGATTGACCTTGCGAGCACCTTTACCTGTGCCTGCATCACCTCAGAATTCTCCGCCATTACTTGGGCTAATCGGTGAACAATCTTGGCTTGATCTTCTTTCGTTGCTGCACAGTAGACTTGTGCCGCAGGTTCAAATGGATCGTCAGCAGTCAAACATTGCAACGCAAGACCAGCCGCTATCGTTGACTTTCCCCATTTGCGAGCACACGAAATGTACGCGTGTCGGAATCGTCGCGTTCCATCTGATCGTCGCCATCCGAAAATGCTCCAAACGATAAACGCTTGGTTGTCGGTCAACGTCACCGGCTCACCTGCCCACTCTCCCTCTACGTGTTGCAAACAAACCGGAAACCAAGAAACTGCTGCGGCTGCTTTTTTTGCATCGAAGTAGTGCCCACGCTCGCCAGCGTTCTCTAAATCGTACAAATGCCGCTTGACGCATTTGCGAACAAGCTCCCCGACAACAATGGACCCATCCATGACGCCGCTGATGTATCGGTTTACCTGATCAATTGGATCGTCCATCCTGTCAGTTTCGGCTCGCCATAAGTTCCCGCAGCTTGTCCATCGGTGAATCTGGTTTGCCGTCATCGCCATGAAGCTGCAACCGTGCTCTGGCAACTGGTGTTGCTCCAAAATCCTTGGCAATTGACCAGAACCTATCCCAAGCGTCTTTTGTTGCTCCACGCAGATCCTTGTCCAGCGGATCGGCTTCGAATTGCTCCATTGTGCGGCTGTACAATTCGTACCACCTGGCACATTCCCGCAGTGCCAAAGTATCAGCACTACCAAGAGCTGCCGGAGGCAAATGGCTGACCATCTCGGACCAAACACGCTCTGCAACATCCGACAAACCCACGGGCTTGATTGGTATTCCTGCTGCTGGCGTAGCATCCGCACGGTTCGCGTGCCTGGTCGCGTTGTACGTCCCGTCTCGCATATGCTCTGCCGTTGTCTTTGCGTTGTGTCCACCACTTCGCTGTCCTTTTCTGCCTGCCATCAATCCTTCTCCGTTTCAAGCTGTAATAGAAAACTTTGCAGCTCTACCCAACTCATCCCCTCCACTTCTTCGTGGCAACCGTGGCACACCGCCATCGTGTTTTGGATGTCCAAACGCTTATCCGGTGCATCCCGTATTTTTTCGATGTGATGCATTTCTGTTGCCGGTCGCACTTTGCCTCTTGCATCACATACCTCGCATATTGGACGCTGCTCGCGTTGTAGCTCACTCAGTTTTCGCCAATCATGCCCATAGCCTCTTTGTTTTGTCGTTTGCCGATGCGGCTTCGCTGGCGATTTGCACTTGTCGCACAAGCCGCGCTGCGTAATCGCTCCGCATTTGCAAATCCTAGCCAAGCCACCCTGCCTCCGATGACTCGCCTGTCTCCGTCAGCGTCACCGTCGCCGTCCTATCAGCATTCACATCATCCAACGCCTGATTGCTCGGCGTTGCATACCCGCTCGGTGGCGTCGTGATCAGCGTGTACGAGCCCGCGTCCACATTCAAAGTCAACTCACCATTGGCATTGCTCGTCTCGCCATAGTTGCCGCCAAGGATTGACACCTTGGCCCCTTGCACGCCGTTGGAATCGCCATCCTCGACTGTGATTGTAATTTGGTAGTCACCAGAACCACCGCCGCCACCCGAACCCGTCCAAGCCGCATCCCCTCGATCTCGAATGGCCTCCGCCGAGTCCGTCGAATTATCAAACGTCGCCCCGCCCGTGGTTGCGTTGATCTCGGTGAGCGTGCTGGCGTCGGATGACTTGCCGAACAGAGCACCGAGCCAGTTTGGCAACGATGCCATGCCAGCGAACTTGGCGGCTAGGGCGGTCAGTGCATCACCCACCCTTGATAGAGACTGTGCGGTGAATCGTGGCAAATCACCGTTTGCCTCAAGCATCGCATTAACCAACGCGTCCTCATCACCGTACACAACATCCGGATCGTAGGCGTCGATGAAGAATTTTTCGAGACACAACGCACGCAACGCTGCGTCGGCTGCTGCTTGCGTTTGTGTGGAGCTGAGGCACGTTGCCAATCGGTATATGTTATCGGCCGCGTTAATATAGAGCGTGTTCCGGCCACCACCGATCACGATTGCAAACGGCCCGTCTGGTCGCGTATCGACTGCATCGTCATAGGTGCCGACGAATTCGTAGAACCCATTGAAAGAAACATCTTCCGTTAGTGTGTAGGACGTAAAGGCACCCGTGCCGCCCTCAATCGCTCCATGCGTTGCGGTCGTTTCGCCGGTTGGGCCTTGGCAATAAATTGTGATGTCAACGTTTGCCATGTCAGTAGATCGAATGTCGGGTGTTGATGTTGGCTTCGATGCCAGCGCGATCACTGGTCTTGTCGGCAGCATAGACGATGACTTCGGCTATCTTGCCGGTCAGATATAAACTGCCAGCCAATTGTCGACCAATCGTGAATTTGTTTGCCCCTGATGACGAAACGATCCCAACGCTTCCTTGGCTTACCGCGTTCCGGAAACCGTACATTGTGCTGCCGTCAGCAATTGTGGTGTGCAGATATTGCGTCGAAACGGAATTTGCGGAAAGCACATCGACAAATCTTGCAGTTCCGTCGGGCAAATAACCGGAATGTCGTTTCGGTGATGATCGTGTGTCCAAGAACGCGATTGTCCTGTTGCCTGTGTCGCCCGGGTACTCGTTTTCCCAAAACCCTGCAACACTGTTTGACGATTGATTTTGACCAACACCAAACACTGAGAAAGAACTGCTAAATAGCTCCGTCGAAACGTACATGTAATCGTTGGAGATAAACAACGCACCCTCGCTGACTGCCACGCCTCCAACTGCCAAACGAGGACGAAACGGGGTCGATGTCTGCATCAGGTGGTTCCCGCTACCGCTCTGGTCGTACCACGTATTAATAGACGCATCTTCTCCATCCGCCCACGTTGCCAGCGTGCCGTCTGTCAACTCGGTTGCGGTAAAATCCCGCTCGGCCAAGTCTCCGCCACGAACCAAACGCACTACGTTTGTGGTCGACGACGAAAGTGCATCGATCGAGTAGGCAGCTACCGCACCGGGGTAGTCGTCCAACAAAAAGCCTGATGTTGCCCCACCGAAGATGAACGGATTGATGACCCTAACCAAAAGGCACCTCCAATTCGGCAAAGTCTGGCAGCGTGCCATCGCTCAACAGTGCCGCCTCCAACTGATTGCTCTTGCCCCTCACTGACTTGATCCAATCATAGGCCGCACGATACGCGTCCAGCCGACCGACCATCTCAGCAGTCTTGACCGCCGTGGATGCGATCAACTGAGAATCCGCCAGCATGTTGAGCTGGGTCGTCTGGCTGTATCGGGTCAATATGACTTCGCCGGCTCGTTGCTTGATCGCCTGAACGATCTCCTCATCCGATCGTTTGTCTAACCGCCATCCAATCTCCACCCGGTCGGCATGTGGCACAGGATCAAGCCGCACGCACTGATAGACTCGATGGTCGTGCTCAGGTTGCGGTAGCGTCACGACCGGCACGATAGCGGTCCCCGGCACAACTCCAACCACATCGCCACCTTTGACCCTCACGGGCTTTCGGTGGATGGCGAGGATCTTTGGCGGATCGATTTGAATCAGTGCGGTTTGCATCACAGTCCCTGTGCGTCTAGACCGTCACGGATGGCAATGAACCGTGCCACACGAGCCACATCCGTCGCGGAAATGGGTTCCTCGTCGTCCAGCCATGCTTGCGCGATCGTGCCGACCGCAACCTGCTCCGATTGCAAAGCGGCTTGCCTCGCTGCGTCCTGCAACTCCGCTTCGGTAAGCGGCACGACTGACCACCCCCAAACCCGCGTGCCTGTGCGGATGTCGTTCGGGTCAAGCGTCACGACGCCGTTATTGCGTGATAACTTCGCCACCGCTGGATCGTAGGTCGGTTGTGCATCGTGCGATTCCACAAGCCACGCAAGCGACTCGTCCAATGACGTTGGCAATTCGCCGCTGGCCGTCCCTGGGGTTGCCTGGTGCTCTTTGATAACCGCCGATGCTGGCGGCTGCGTTTTGTCCCAAAGTGTCCAAAGTGGCATTATGAGTTACCCCGAGTAAAGTAAAGAATCACGTAGTACCCCTGGCCAGCGTTGGACGCCCCAACCTGATCCAAATCAAACTCCAGTTTTGCCCCTGCGGAAATTGCCGTAGGGTTTGACGACAGCACGGGTGCCGTCGCCGCTGTGGTTGACGAAAACTCGCCCGAGTCAATCGTCGGGTTTGTTGAAAACAGCGTGGTGCCCGCAAGCAAAACGTCTAACTGTGCCGCCGATCCCGTTGGTGGATTGTCTGAGTCGCACCGAAACTCAATCGCCGTCAGCGACATCGCGACCGGAGCGACAAATTCCAAAACGTCCAATGCCGCCGTCGCATCCTCGCCTTGTGCGGATATGAAAACCACCATCTGCTCGGTGAGCGTCAACGCATCTTCGTGACCTGTTACGTCACCCTCGGTCACCGTGTACGTGGTGATGTATCCCGCGTCGTTTGTCAGTCCGCTGACGTTATCGCTCGGTTGCACTGCCGAATCAGCGAGTGCCCCCTGTGCCGCCGTTGCATAAGCGGTCGCTGCTGTTGTCGCTGCCGTGCCGAGCCCGAGGTTTGTTCGCGCAGTTGACGCACTCACCAAATCGCTGAGATTGTTTGCGGCCAGCATGTCGCCGCTGCCCGTTGGTGTATTCCATGTGCCATCGCCACGCAAGAACGTCGACGAATTCGCTGTGCCGCTGCCGAGCCTCGCTGTGCCAATCGTTCCGCTGACGATCTGCGATGCAGCAAGAGACAACGCCTCTTGATGTGCTGTAACGTCAGCCTCGGTGACTTGGTTCGGTGGTGTGTACGTCACGCCGCTCATCAATTACCCCCCAAGTCAACAAGATCATCGTTCAACGGCGCGGCCAAACAGATCAGCCACCACACAAATATGCCGATCGTTTTCATTGCACGATCTCCAGCGGTATGAGGTAATGGCCATTGGCCGCGCGAATGCAACACATCTCGCCGTTCGCGCACCGATCCTGTATCTCCCGCACCGACAAACCAACCAGAGACGCGAATTCGGCGGTCGTGTAACCACCACGCAATCGTGCGGCAGTCTGAGGCACTTTGCTGCTGTCTGAGGCACTCTGCGGCAGCGTCACCGTTTGCATGATGTTGCCCACCTTTGCTTCCGTCGTCTCGCTATTACGTCCCGACCGCACCGGGGTCATCCAAATGAGCGATGCCCCAAGCACACCAGCAGAAGCAATCGCAACCAGGCATGATCGGATCGAAATAGTGATCAAGTTATTCGGCATCGCTTTCATCTTTTCGATTTTGCTGCGATTCAAGTTTGGCAATTCGCTCGCGGTAGGTTGCGTTTTCCTTGATCAGTTCATTGTTTTCGATTTCTTGCTGTTCATTGCGAGCCATCAAATACCTACCGATCCAGCCCAACACACCCGCCAGTGTGCTAATAGCAGCGATGCAAGTTGTCAAAAACATTTTTACTATCCCGGAATCTTCCGTCATCGACATCAGCTTGCCCCGCTGTCTCGTTGCTCGTCCGCGTTAATCTTTAACCTCATCTGATCGATCTTCTTCTCGATCCTGCTCGCTTGCGATTTGATCAAATCCGTATCTTGCCGGATCGATTCTGCCTCCGCTGCCGATCGATTGAAAACGATCAGCACGAGCACGCCGGTCAGACAGATGCACGCCAGCATCGCAATAAACGTCACCGTCACTACATGGTGTACTTTGCGGATCGTGACCGGCATATCGCTCATCGGCAACCGCAACCAAACAAACGCGAGCCAAACCGCTGGCGAACCGCCCTGACTCGCCAGCCGAAGCTACGAACAACGGGAGCCGATGAAACCCGCTCAGTGCGTACTGAGGTTACCGGGGGGCCGGTACGCACCGAGACGGGGCTCATTGGCTGTGAGTAAATCACCGTCGACTGCGGCACCGCTTGCACCGCGTGTATCCGCTGCGTCTTAGGCACTGCCGCAGTGACGATGTTTTTGGCCACCCGAACCGGAGCCGTCACCGCTCGCAGTACAGGACGGTTTGCCGGTTGGTTGGCCTTGCACTGGGGGCCAGTGCAAACTTGGTTCCGCACGACCGTTTTGGTTGATGGCATGATCAACACCGGATGTTGCACCGACGATGCCAATCGCATGCTTGGAGCTTGTGCCATCGCCGAGGAACCAGCCAGCGACAATGCGAAGAACAGCGGAACGATCGTGAAATTGAAGAGCGCCAGTATCTTCGGGAGGTACTCAATAATCAGATCGAGCAACTGACGAAGCATCTCGACATCGAGATTGAATGGGGACGACTCCGCATCAAATGTCTCAGACCCCATCACCGCAAACGCAGACGACGCCGACACTGACATTGCAAGTTCTGAGTTCATCAGTTCCGCACGGACATTTTCAAGGATCGCCCTCCTGGGGCCTGGGAAAAGCATCCGAGCACCCAACATCAAGCGATGCCGAGGTCTGAGTTCTTTTTTTGCCTCGTTGACAAGTTCGGCTAATGTTTTTTGCATCCTATCACCCCGATTCAAAAGGTCATGTTTGGCGTGGAGTCTGGCAGGTCAATGTCGCCGATTGCGATACATGACGCGTCACGAAGCCACTGTGAGTAAAGCTCAATTGGGATCACAAAAATCTCACCATCACGGTGAGCGTTCGGTCCCCAGCTATTGAGCACGATGATGTAGATGTTGCCGTCCTCGCCAACGATCACGCCGGCGATCGTCATGTTGTGCGCCCACGATCCCTGTCGTCGGTAAACCGTGTACCCGTTGATTTTGCGGCTGGTCGGTCCAAATCCCCAGTTGCTGCAAATCATGTGTGGCTTGAATGCACGCAGCAACTCAACCGACTGTTGAGCGTCATTGACATCAACCGCTTCCAGCAACCGATAATCGCAATAGGGCAGCAAATCGTCGAGGTATTGCCAAGATCCAAATGCGCGATAAAGGCTGCCGTTCTGCGGTTCGGGAAAATCTTGCTGGCTGGTCCCCGTGATTCGATGCAGCTGCGGTGTGTTGCAATCCAACACACCGTCTTGCATGTAGCTTTCAACTTGGACACCGCACCAAGACCCATCGCCACGCCGCAAACCACCACGTCGGCGACCAAGACCGTAAGACAGCGGCCCATAGTGGCTGACGGTATCAACACCCAACCGCATTTTGCCAAGCGGCTCCTCTGGATCTCCGCTCGCCACAATCTGCCAGAGTTGGCTGAGTGTCCACGCGCGGTTTCCCCCAGACTCCACACAGCTACCGATGATCTGCGCCATCCACTGCCAGAGTTCGCCAAAGGCTATTTCTGTGATGAGCCGCAAATCAATTGAGCCGTCTGCATAGCTCATGTTGCGTTTTTGGTGGGAGTCCTCCAGACGCTGCTGCAATCCAGCCGGCATCATTCGCGATGGACGGCGCGACCAGAATACGGGGCTATGGTCTTGATTCGCCTTGATGATTGATTGCTCTTTTTGCAATCGCTCATCGTCCTGCATGGTGTCAACACCCCAGCCCATCGGCCCAACTAGATCGCCTGTTTGCGAATTGGTTTGGTAGGCAGTCGTCACGGCTGCACCCCCAAACCCGCCGCGATTGCCAGCAGCCATTCCGAGTACGTTTTTCGACCCATTGGCCAGCGACTGTTTAGATCGGTTTGGATGGCCTCAGTGATTTGTTTCCATCTATCCTTGTCTGTTTCGCCGAGCATGCTGCTTGCCCTGCGAACCACCTCGGCCGCCGCGTCGTTGATGCTAATGATCTGACCACTGCTCAACCGCTTGCTGACATCGACATAAACCATTCCTACGTCATGTCGCTTTGGTGCTGACGCCGATAATGCAGCAATCCTCCGACCAAGATTGTCAAATTGATCGCTAGGTACGTCGGGTTCGTCTGGATCATCCGGCACGTCAGGGTCATCTGGATCGTCTGGTTCCGGCTCCGGTGCATCCGGATTGAGCAGAAATTCCGCAGTGTCAAACCCCTGATTAGCAAAATCAATTGCTGTGACTGACAACCAAACCGGCTGATTCGACATCACCAAATAGTTGCACGGCGCGATCTCAGAGACCGCCACCGGGTTACGTTTGCTGTCGCTGGCTTTCGCAGCCACCAACCAACCATCGCAACCGCCAAGACTGACCTGTGTTGCTTTGAGGATGTTCCCGGGTGCTCCATCCGGCAAGATCAGATAGTCACCAGTGACCACCGATTCACCAACGCCTGACAAAACCCTGACCGGCTTGTCCGTGCAAGTGATCTGGGCACTCGCCGCTCCCGCTAACGCCACAAACGCCAAAGCAACAACGCAAGCAACGCGCCGAGCCCCACGATAAGCCACTGACAAAACTTGACAAGCAACAGAGCGTCTTGCCAATCGAGCATGGGTCGGATCCCATAAATTAACGAGCCAATAGATCGGCATCATCGCCAACAGATACCACGTAGACGGCATCCAATCCGGCATGATCTGATCGACGTAGTACAACACGTTTTCGACTTCGGTGAAAACAATCATGGCGATCGACCAAACGAGCCAAGCCACCGAATACGGCAAGCTGAGACCGTATTGCTCCAGCCCAGTTTCGACCGTATCTAAAAATCGATCGCCCGCCGCGTCGTCGATCTGTTTGTAGAAAGTTTCAAAATCCACAGGCACCCCCGGTGATGAGTTACCCCATCATCCAGGTTGCCAGTGATAATTCAACAACCGTCCTGTCTATCCTGTCCGGTCTGTCCGGTCTTTGCTTCTAAATCATCCAGAGATTGTCGGCAGACTTGCCGGGGAT